GGGTAGATGTTGAACACGAAACTCCCACCTGTCATGGCGCCGCCGCCAGCCCCGGCCATGCCCAAACCGCCCATCTGGATCGGCGATAGATCCGCGCCTATCCTCCCGATGGCCGCCGAGCCCGCCGAAACCAGCTGGTCTCCCATATCCAGAATCGTCCCCAGCGGCCCATCCTGCGCCGCCTGCAGCCCGGCATCCAGGCCCGCCATGGTGAAATTCCCCAGCTCCGCGAACACCGCCGAAGGCGAGTGAATCCCCAAAATTGCCTTGAAGCGGCTTACCAAGCCGCTGCCGGCGCCCTCGATGGTCTGCAGCACCGTACTCAGGCCATTGGTGATGCCATTCCCCAGCCCACCCAAAATCATCCCGCCAAATTCCGTGAACTTCGCCGGCATCTCGGTTCCCAGATACGTCATCACCGTCGTGAAAGCCGAGGTGACCAGATCCAGTGGCGACCAGCTGGTAAAGAAATCCCCGATGGCCGAAACCCCACCAGAGAAACTCGTCGAAATGCCACTCCACAGATCCGAGAAAAAGCCTGTCACCGCATCCCAGGCGCTCATGATCGGGTCCAGCGGCGACCAGGTGGAGAAGAAATCCCCGATGGCTGACACCCCATCAGAGACGCTCGTCAAAACGCCGTCCCACAGATCCGAGAAGAAGCCCGTCACCGCATCCCAGGCCGCGCTGATCGAATCGAGTGGCGACCAGCCATCAAAGAAGCTGTTGATCGCATCGACGCCATTGGAGATATCGGTGGAGATGCCGTTCCACAGATCAGAGAAGAAGCTGCTGACTGCATCCCAGGCAGAGCTGATCGCATCCAGCGGTGACCAGCCAGACAGAAAGCCCAGGACCGCATTGATACCAGCAAGCACCAACTTCGAGAGATCATCCAGCAGCTTCGCCACGTACGCGTTCGCTTCTTCCCATCCCTTGGCGATCAGGCTCAGCGGATTCCATTTCACCAGGAAATCCACGATAGGCTGCAGATACGGCATGATCGCATCGAGCAGACCACTGAACAGGCCGGCGAAGAATTCCTTCAGGGGTTCCCATGCCTTCACCAGCTGGACGGCCACGCCGATGAAGGGGAAGATGAAGTTCAGCAGCGGATACTTGGTGAACAGGTTGCTGATGTAGGAAAAAATGGCCCCGAAAAATGTTTTGATCGGTTCCCAGAAAGTGATCAGCAGGGTTGCTGCAATTGCAATGCCGGCAATGGCCGCACCGATCGGGTTGGTCATCATGAAGGTTGAGAGTGCCGTAAATGCCATTCGGATTACTGTCAGGCCGGCAGTGAAAGCCGTTGCTGCAGTCCGAAATCCGCTTATGGCGCCGCTTACCGCCATGATAGGCGCGAGCAGGGCGGCCGCACCGGTGAGCAGTCCGCCAAACACACCGAGCAGGATGCCGATCCGCGAGATGATCTGCATGATCCATTGCACCAGCTCCGGATGCGCCTTGGCCCAGTCGTTGGTGGCAGTCGTCAGGTTGGTGATGAAGCCGAGCAGCTGCTTGGCCTGCGGCGCGAGCGCCGATCCCAGCGTCGAAAGCAAGCCATCGAGGCTTTCGCCCGCATTCGCCTGCATCTCCTTGAGCGTGCCCGCCTGCTGATTCACGCGTGCCTGCAGATCTGCCTGCGCGGCCATCTTCATCTGCACTTCCGTGTAACCGCCAACGCCCTTGTCTATCATTGCCGACACCACGGTCAGCGTATCCTTGTCATCGCCGAACATGCTCTTGAGCACGGATTCGCGCTTCTCGCCGCCCAGGCTCTTGAGCTTGGCGAATTGCGCCACGATCTGGTCAATGTTGGCCAAGCCGCCCGCGCCATCACCAAAGTCCAGCGAAATCCCGCTGGAAGCCGCTGCCTGTTTGATTTTGTCGGTTTTCTGCAGACTCGCGAACATGTTCTGATACGCCTTGCCCGCAGCTTCCCCGGCCACGCCCGCCTGATTCGCCATCACCAGCAGCGGGGTAAGCGCCTGCGCCCCGGCCAGGCCCTGCTGCTTGAGCTGCCCGAGCACCGGCGACATCGCCGAAAATGCCTTAAGCATGTCATTCTGATCCACGCCGGCATGGAAGGCGCGCTGCACCACATCCGCCAGGCCGTTCATATCCTTCGTGCCGGTCTGCGTGGCCTGCTGCAGCTTCAGCGCGAAGCTGGCCGCCTCGCCGGCCGGCATCTTCAGCGCCGTGGCCAGATTCGCCGTGCTGCTGCCCAGCCCGCCCAGCACATCCTGGGCGCTGGCGCCATTGCGCATCAGCGTCGCCAGCATCGCCTCGAAATCTGCCGTGGTGCCGGGCAGCGTCTGCCCCAGGCGGGTCGCCAGTGCATCCACGGCCTCGAAAGTCTTCGGTGTGCCGGCAGCGTTGCTCATCTGCGCCTTCAGCCCGGCCACCGCATCCTCTGCCTTGGCATACGCCTCCAGCGGCGCCTTCACCGCCCCCATCACATTGCCGCCAGCCGAACTTAGCGCGCTGCCAGCCTTAGAGAGCGCCTCCTGCCCGGCCCCCACCTTATCCAGCGCCTCCTTCAGCGTCTTGGCTGCCGGGGTGGCGCCGGCAAGTTTGTTCTGCACATCCTCGACACTCTTGGAGAACAGCTTGAGATCGTCGAGCATCGTGCTCAGCGGCTTGGTCAGCTTCTCCATTGCCGCATAAATGTCATCGAGTGTCTGCGCGTTAACCGCCATCATTCCTCCATGCTGCCGGAGCGCGCGCGGGCCTTCTCATGCCAGCGCATCAATTCCGGCAGCGTCATCGCGTTCATCTCCGAGGGTGGCCAGTGGAACACCACCGCGATGTTCGCCATCACATCTTCTACGTCGGCTGGGAATCCGCCTGGGCACTCTTGGGCAACAAAAAACCGGTCACCTCCGTGGAGAGCTGCAGCAGATCAGCCGGGTCCAGCGCCAGCACATCCTGTGCCGTCAGGGTCGGGGTGCTGATGCGCGGCAGCACCACGGCGAGCGCATTCACATCCATCTGCAGCAGCGGCATCAGGGCTACGCCGCGCAGCGCGCCCGCATTGGGTTTGGTCAGCACGATTTCGGTGATCTCGGTTTCGCCGCGCTTGATCGGGGTATCCAGGGTGATGGTCTTGCTCATGCTTGTGGGCTCCGGTATTTCAAATGAATCGATAGTGGGTGAGCTGATCCGCCGCCGGTTGTGGCGCGGCGGCGGATCATGGGGCAGGCACAACGGCCCGCCCGGCTATTGCAGGCCGCCTATTACAGGCCGACTGCCTTGCGCTGTGCGGCCAGCATGTCGGTGCCGTTGACGTTCTCGATCATGTTCAGCAGGTCGATCTCCACCACGGTTTCACCGTTGATCGAGAGCTTGTAGTAGGTGAGTTCCGAGGTGACCTTGAAGTCCGACTTCTCCCCGGCCTTGGCGGTGCCAAAGTCGATATCCTTGTGGCGCCCGCGCACAACGACCTCGATAGCGTCGACGTCGCCCGTGTCTTCATGCTCGAAGGCGCCGGCAAAACGCAGCATCGCGCCATCGATCTTGGCCAGGCCGAAATCGTTGAGGATCTCGCGCATGTAGCCGGCATAGGTGTGGACGAGTTCCAGCGCCTCCATGCCGAGGTCTACGCTCAGCGGGCCGTTGACGCCGCCGGGGCGGAAGGAATCGACCTTGCGCGTCAGCTTGGGCAGGGTCAGCTCGGTGACCTGGCCGGCGAACGAAACGCCGTTGTAAAACACATTGAAATTCTTGAGGATGCGTGGCAATGCCATGGTGCAATTCTCCGTGAAAACTGTTTGTCATGACTGCCGGGGCAGGCCCGGCAGTCATGAGGAAAGGGCTCAGGCGTTCACGCGGTCGGCAAAGTTCGCCAGATACGTGTCGGTGATGCGCTGGCGGAACATCAGGTTCTCCAGCGGCGGCACCGGCGTGTAGTCGTAATCGATCGAGAGCTTGCCGGCCTTCAGCGTGGTGGTGGAATTCACATCCGAGTCATACCAGGCCGTGCCATCAATGATGTAACCCTG